AACAAGCAGAGATGTACCTGGACTTCTTCAAGGCAATCAATGACGGAAAACTAGATCAATCCGAAGTGAACGCTTTGATGGAAAAATGGAAACTGACCAGCAAGGAAGTCACAGATTACGCAAAGAAGATCGCAGACGGCGTAGTTCCATCCGACCTATGGCCAACACCGGGCAACCAGGCAGCGCAATCTTGGCGCAACGCACTCGAAGCTCTTAACGCCTACCTTGCAGCAGCCGGAGCCAAACTTGCACCAACACCACCAACAACACCAACACCAGGCGGTGGCGGTGGCGGTGGCGGTGGTGGGGGCGGCGGTGGGGGCGGATTCGTGGCAGCCGAAATGAAAGCGGTTGCTAAGAAATTAGAATCTTCAACAGGATCCGCAGCAAGCGCCTTCGGAACTTTGACAACACAAGAGAAGGCAGTGCTAGGCGGATACAAACCATTTGTAGGAGCAGAAACAAAAGTCAGCGCTCCAACAATTTCAGGAGCATCAAGCGTCGGATTAGGAACATCCGGAACCGGATCACAATTGCCACGTGGAGTGACAATTAATATGACCGTTCAGGGCAACATAACCACCGAGAAGGATCTGGTTACATCGATTCGCGACGGCTTGCTTCAAGGGCAAAATAGCGGCCAGACGATTCTTAAAGATGCGACGGCCCTCTAATGGCAGGCATTCCACAGCTCGGCGTCACGATCGACTTCACAAACGGCCCGGCATTTATTTCCACAGCCTTCACCCTGGATGATGCAATAAAAGGGCTTCTAGGAACAGGGCAACTTGCAGACGCCGATGATTCGATCGACGTTTCACCGATCGTATTGCGAACATCGATCCGTAGAGGACGAAACCGAATCTTGAGCAAATTCGAAGCAGGAACAGCCACCGTCGAGCTGCTCGATGAAACAGGCGACTTCAACCCGGCCAACCCATCAGGGCCTTATTACGGCAAACTCATCCCACTTCGAAAGATCCGAATCTACGCCGACTACGAAGGCATCCGTTATTATCTTTATTCAGGATTTATCACCAGCTATGACACCACCTTCGCGATCGGCGTAAACGAAGCATCGCGAGTGATTCTCAGCTGCGTCGACGGCTTCAGACTTCTCAACAACATCACGATCACCAGTGTGCCAGGAACAAGCGCAGGCCAGCTCAGCGGAGCACGCATTGAAAACCTGCTCGACCTTGTAGATTGGCCGGCATCGCAGCGAGACATCAACGCAGGCGATAGCACCCTGCAAGCAGACCCAGGAACATCCAGAAACTTACTCGATGCGATCCAAACTGTTGAAAATAGCGAATTTGGTGGATTCTTCGTAGACGCAGAAGGAAACGCAACCTTTTATTCAAGAACCACCGTCAGCCAGTATGCAGACTCGACACCCACTAATTTCAGCGATGATGGAACCGAGATCGGCTACCAGCAGATAGATCTAGCCTTTGACGACACCCTGATCGTAAATAACGTCTCCGTGACCCGGCTCAACGGAACCAGCCAAATCGTTTCAGATCAGACATCGATCGATAACTACTTCCTCCATTCAGGCAAGCGAGAAGGAATCCTGGTTGAGACAGATGCCGAATCACTTGACCAGGCAACGATGATCTTAGAATCCAGAAAAGACTCGCTGGTTCGCATTGATTCAATGACGCTCAACCTTGTAGAAGAGAACGAGCAAGCACGCAATATCGCAGGCCTAGAACTTGAAATCTTCGACCTTGTCAACATCACAAAGACGATGCCAGGATCCACATCGATCACCAGGGAATTATTCGTACAAGGCCTGCAACACGACATAACAAAGACGACATTTACTACTAAAGTTCTCACAAGTGAACCGATCATTCAAGCATTTATTCTAGACAGCGCAACCCAGGGAGTCTTAGACACCGCCGGCGTTCTAAGCTACTAAACAAGGAGAAATCATGGCAGGAGCAGGATACAAACTATTCGCAACAGGAGATGTGCTGACAGCAGCTCAAGTCAACACATATCTGATGCAGCAGACGGTGATGGTATTTGCATCTTCGGCTGCACGAACATCAGCCTTATCGGGAGTGCTTGCAGAGGGAATGGTTTCTTATTTGCAGGACACAAACACCCTGGAAGTTTATGACGGAGCCGCTTGGATCGGGGCAACCGGAGATATCACAGGACTCACAGCCGGCACAGGCATCAGCATTTCGAGCGCAACAGGGCCAGTGCCAACGGTGGCGATCGATACAGCCGTCACAGCTGATCTGACCACAGCGCAGACTTTGACAAACAAGACGCTAACAAGCCCGGTATTAACAACACCAAGCATCAGCAATATCAATGCAAAGGGCGACATCCTTGTCGGCACAGCTGATAACACGCTAGGAATTATCACAGCCGGATCCAACGGCGAGACACTCGTAGCAGATAGTTCCACCTCAACAGGTTTGCGCTATACGGCTGGAAATGCACAAGGCAACCCAGTTCTTAATTCTGCCTTTCAGGTGTGGCAACGCGGCACTACAAGTACTTCATCTGGTGGTTACTTTACGGCAGACCGCTGGTACCAATTTAGAGGTGCTGCTACTGGTTCTTGGTCACAAGTAACAACTGGGCTACCAACAGGATTTCAGTATGCAATAAAAGTACAACGCACCGCTGGGCAAACTTCAGGTGATGGTCTTGGTGTTAATCAAGTATTTGAGTCCATTAACTCAATTCCTTTTGCTGGTAAAACTGTAACTCTTTCTTTCTATGCAAAAGCAGGTGCAAATTATTCTCCAACAAGTAGTGCTTTAGCAGTTCGTGGCTATACAGGAACAGGCACAGACCAAGCGGCAGGTAACTTTGGAGGTTGGACAGGCTACGCAGAACCAATTTCAGGTTCAGCAACACTGACAACATCTTGGCAACGCTTCACCTTTACAGGAACTTTTGCAAGCACTGCAACACAATTTGGTATGGTGTTTTATTTGTTTGGGCAAGGCACGGCAGGTGCAGATGATTCTTATCAAATCACAGGTGTCCAGTTAGATGTTGGCAGCGTTGCATTACCTTTCAGAACCTTTAGCGCAACACTTCAAGGAGAATTAGCCGCTTGCCAGAGGTATTACTACCGACAAACTGGCAACGCAGATAATGGATACGCAGCAGGTTTTGCACCATCAACTACATCTGCAATCTTTTGCTGGCAACTGCCAGTCTCAATGAGAATTGCACCGACTTCAATTGAAGTACCATCAACAATAACTAATCTAAAATTAACTAACTGGGACTCAGTAAGTTACACAATAAGCACTTTAGCGATTGCAAGTGGTACGGCATCAGGAACAAACTCAGTAAATATCCGAGCAGTATCAAGTGGATTAACTACCAATCAAGGCGTTTTGCTGGCTAACAATGCAACAGTAAATGGATTTATAGGAGTAAGTGCCGAACTATGACAATTACAAAGTTTTCATACGAGACAGTTAATGGAATTACAAATTATGTTTCTGTTGATAACGGCAACGGAACTGCCGAAGTTATGACAGAGGCAGAATACGAACGCCGACAAGCGGAACAATCCACACCGAATCTCACCAGCGAATAGGCGTGTCGCGATCGCAGAAGCGTCGGCTTGATCTAATCTAAAGGCATGGAACTCATACCGATAGAACAGATAGAAGAGCAGCTGCATAACCGATACAAGACCAGCGGATTCTCCGAAATGCTTTGGAAGCAAGATCGACAGATTATGCACCGACTCAAAGCACACCCGGCCCTGGCCACATACGCCGACTGCGAGCGCGTCATTTTGCAGGCAACGAAGCAATCGACCCGAGCTCATTATGTTTCGCGATTGCGATCCATTTACAAGGCCCTGAACAAGATGAACCTGGTCAACGGCAATAACCCGGCAGCCGAACTGCCACAAGTAAAGCCAGGCAGGGGCGTACCGAAGCCAGTAACAAAGGCCGAATACGAAAAACTCCTGGCAGAAACCAAGCCCTTATACAGAGATTGGTTCATTCTTGGCGGAATGGCAGGCCTGCGAGCGATGGAAGTGGCCAACATAAGGGGCAGCGACCTAATCGAAAGCGAAGAAGGCGCGATGCTTCGAGTTTTGGGCAAGGGCAACACCGACCTGATCATTCCCATTGCACCCAAAGTAGCCGAGATGATCCGATCGCACCAAACCCTTGATCGCCTATGGCAAGTAACACCAAACAAACTCTCATCAAGAGCAGCCAAAGAGATGCGACGCATTCTCGGGCCAAACGCGAAACACTTTCACTCACTCCGCCATTATTTTGCTACCACAATGCTAGAAAAATCAGGCGGAGATTTAATCGCTGTGAAAGAATTGATGCGACATACCAGCGTTGCAACAACACAGATATACACGCAACTCGCACATGGAAGAACAAGATCGCTAGTAAATATGCTTGAATAGGAGCAACAATGGGAATCAGCACCCGGCAAGTCACCGTAACCACATCGCCAACGGCACTCGTTGACGCAACCGCCGAAGCAGAGATGGTCTATCTTCACAGCTCAAGCGGCCAATGCTTTATTGGAAACAGCGATGTAACCTCAAGCACCGGATACAAGATGGATAACGGCGACAAACTCAGCATTGAAAATAAAGCAAACGGAATCTGGGCGATTACGGCTTCAGGAACCGTCACGATGCAAGTGATGGCGATCGGAAAATGACAGCGCAGGATTACGCAGCTCTGACCGTTTCGATCCTTACGATCGCCGGCGCATTTGCAGCGATCACCCGATGGCTCGTAAAGCACTATTTGGCAGAATTGAAGCCCAATGGCGGCAGCTCGGTAAGCGATAGAATTTCGAGAGTAGAAAGCAGAGTCGACGAGATATACAGCCTGCTTCTAGAAAATAACAAATCTAAGAGGGGGAAAATGTGAATCAAAGAGACAAGATGATCCAGATCGCGCAAGCAGAGATCGGATACATCGAAGGGCCAGCCGATAACCAGACGAAATACCAGAAGGCAAACCAAGCATGGTGCGGCGCCTTCGTTAACTGGGTGGCAAAACAGGCCGCCGTACGAATTCCAAACTGCGTCTACACCCCGGCAGGGGCGGTCGCCTTTATGGACAAGAACAAATGGCAAGACGCAGCTACGGCAACGCCAGAGCCGGGCGATATCGTCTTCTTTGATTTCCCAGGCGACGCGCTCGACCGGATCAGTCACGTAGGAATCGTGATCAAGGATAACGGCGACGGAACCGTGACCACAATTGAAGGAAACACCAGCCCGGATAAGAAGGGCGATCAACGCAATGGCGGCGAAGTTTGCCGTAAGATCAGGGCGTACCAGAAGAAGAACCGGGGCAAACTCAAGCCATCATTGGCCGTAGCCATTGTCGGCTTTGGGAAACCAACCTACAAGGAGACAGAATGAACAAGCCAGCACTCGAAGCGATTATTAAGACATATCTACGAGCAGCAGCAGCTGCGGCCGTAGCTCTTTATTTAGCAGATCCAAACCAGCCAGCCAAGAATTACTTGGTGGCAGGCTTAGCAGCGATCGCAGGGCCAGTCCTCAAAGCGCTCGATGGCAAGGCAACCGAGTTCGGACGCGGAGCAAAGTAGTCGATGAATCGGGGGGAAATTCTTCAAGAAGCAGCTCGACTCACAGCCAAAGATCGCCAGAAGACATACGGCGATCCCACAGTCAACCATTGCAGAATTGCAGACTTATGGACGACATATCTAGGCCAGCAGATAACCCCACAGCAAGTGGCAATCTGCATGGCGCTAGTTAAAGTCGCACGATTGATGGAAACAGAGACAGAAGACTCCTTCGTGGATTTAGCCGCATACGCAGCGATCGCCGGCGAGATTGCAACAAACAAATGAAGGAAATGATTATCCTCGTTCCAACCAGAGGACGCCCGAGCAACGCGGTCGAATT